TTGCGATTGGCAAGCTTTGTCGCAATTTCGATGAGCTGGCGGTTGCCTTCAGGGGTGTTGCCAAGGTTCGGGGCTGTGTTCTGAATGAATGAGCGGTCGGAGTTGGAAATCTGGGCGCCGAGGGAGCCGCCGATGCCGTCCAGCACGACCTTGTTTGCCGCTGCGCCGAACGTCTCCATGCTGGAGACACTGTTCGGGTCGCCCCCAAGCGCGACGATGACACGCTTGAAGTTCTGCACCGCATCCGCACCGATGCCCGAATAGAAGTTCGGGTCGTTCATGGCGTTCTGCATGACGCTAAGCTGCCCGAGGGTCGCGTAAGCGCCCTGCGCGTCGTCCTGATATTTCTGGAACGACTTTGCCGCACCGCCGCCCACGCCCTCAGCGAACGACTTGCCGGCATTGTCGATCGCAATAGCCCCGCCCGTGCCCCTGCCGAACTTATCAACACCCTTGAACTGCGTGCCGGTGTTGAGCTGCTGAACCGGGAACACTGGGTTTGCGTTTTCAGGAAGCGGCACAGGCTTGAAGTTACCCTTGTTCGACATCACGCCGATCTGAATAGAGGGCTTGCCATCCGGCCCGGGCACTTCGTAAGCCTGCGGCGTCAGCCCCCACAGTTCGTCCGAGCCCCCGTTCGCCGCACTACGCTGCGCCTGCAAGTCGCCCATGGCGGCCTGCCACGCCTGATCCGTAGGCAGATTGCTGTACTGAGGAAAGTTTGCCTTGATCCATTCGCTCGTTTGGTTGCGCTCGAGCGCGGCTCGCTTCTGCTCTTCCTCAAGCGCCGCCTGCTGATCCCGATATGGCTGGTTGGCTTGGCTGAGCTGCGCACCACGAGCAAGGCCGCCGAACACGGTCGGAGACTGCGTGAGCCCGACGCCAATGTCCTGAAGCGCATTGCCGCCGAAGCGCATCCAGTTGAAGTTCGGGTTGGGTGCGATCATCGCAGCGCTCCACCGCTTATCGCGCTACCACCGAAGCCGAGCAGAGCCCCAAGGCCCTGCTGCCACCACGGCGCCTCGTTGGCCGCGCCGACAGGATCACCAAAGGCCGCGCCGATCTTGATCAGCCTGTCCAGCTCGGCGTTCTTGGTGCGGTCGTAGAGGTCAGCCCTGCCGAGCAGCGCGCCCTGCGCATTGGCGTCGATGGCGCTACCGATGCCAGTCAGGCGGTCCACGGCGTCGTTGCGGTTGGTGAGCGCTGTTTGCCCGGCGTCAAAAAGGGCCGACTGAACGCCGGCCTGGGAGTCGAGCGAGCGATACTGATTATCGACGTTGCGCTGCATGTTCGTGTAGTCAAGGCCCGCCAGAGCATTGCCCAAACCTTCCGACGCGCCTTCATAGAAGCTCTTGGCTCCGTAACGGCCATTGGAAGCGCCCAGACTTGCCGCGCCAGTTAGAACGTCATCGCTTAGTTCGCTGCGAAGGGTGCGGTATGCAGCCGAGTTCGGGTCATAGGCACCAGCGAGTCCCGCATAGCCCTGCCCCACCCTCCCAAGGCCATTCACGGCGTCCTGCTGCCCGATGCCGAAGCCGCCAGAGTTGACGAGGTTGTTGGCTACGGCGCTGCCGTAGTTCCAGGCGTGCTGGGTGTTGCTGCTCGGGCCAGCGAAGAGGCTTTCCCCGAAGACGGGGGCAGACTTGTCGAGCTGGGTGCCCAGCTTGTCCAAATACCTATTGCCGAATTGCTTTGACTGGGAGTCGCCCATCAGATGGCCTTCCTAATTCGGTTCGGATAGTCAGGGTCGAAGTGCTCCCACTCGGGAAACACCCGCGACCAGTTTCGCCCGCCCATGACGAGCCATTTGCAGCCCGCTTGACGGGCAAGCTTTTCGATCTCGGCAACGATGTCCCGGCAGGCTCTAATGAAGACCCGAGGGCCGCCCTTCACTTCACCTGCAACATAGTTGATCCAGCATTCCCCATCTTCGATGGTCGTTACACCGATGCCCCTCACATGAACCGGAATGGCGATCCAGAAGGCTTCGGAACGGCCGGAGGTTAGCCACGCATAAACATCAAGCGGCGTAGCGTTCCTGTCGTGCTCGATGGCTGAGCCAATAAGTGCGACGATGCGCTCCCACTCCTGCGGGATGCGCTCACGCGGGATCGGAACGAAGATCAACCCTGCCCCGGCTCCACGATCACAGCCACTACGTCGATGCGGTTGGCCGTGCCTGCCGTGGCTCTGAGTTTCATGCCCTTGTTGAGCGGGATATCGCCCCACACCAGCGTTTGCCGCGCAGTCATGGGTTTGGTGTTCATCAGGTAGAACGACGTTGTTCCGTCGTATACCTCAAGCGAGAAGTTCGGCGTGTTGCCGCTGATCTCGGTAACATAGACCTTCTTGACGAGGCAGCGCTTCGTTTCCGCCACAATGTCAGTGACGCTAGTCGAGGTCAGTTTGACCGGACGGATACCAAAGACGCCGCCCTCATAGGTGACGTTGCTCATCGCGGGCCACCAGTTGACGCGACCACGCCAGTGACGCCCACATCATTCGTCCAAGTTGCCCCGGCGGCGTGGTTTATCCGGTAACGCTGATAGCGCCCGCTCGCCCTAACTGGCGTGCGCCCGGACGCCTTGATCGCCACTGCTGTCTTCCATGTAATACTGTCGGACAGCTTGTCCTTGACGCCGACTTGCACGGTTGCAGCCGAGCCATCCGTCATTGGCTCACACCAGTTGACGAGCACCGATGCGCCACTCGTTTCCGTGGGGGTCTCAAGCGTCGCTGCGGCGGCGGTTCCTTCAAAGAACCCAATATCGCGCGCGCTGCCCACTCCGCCGAACACAGGAGTCAGCGCCTCAGGGCCACCCGAGCCGCTATACGGAGGCGAAGTAAAGAACAGGCCGCTCAGTGATTCCGTGCCCGGCACGAACTCACCCGTCCTGAAGTTGTAGTCGATGTAGCTATTGACGTAGGAGATGTAGCTGACAGAGCCGTCGTTGGGCGCGGCGTAGCACCATCTCACAATGTTGTTGGTGGGGTCGACGCCAACACACCGGATCGTCGCGCTGGGGTTGCGCTCAAGAAACCATCGGTCGATCTTGCCGGCGCCTATGCCGATCGGCTTGCCACCGTCGCAGGCGTAGAAGCCGCCAGTTGTGGCGAAGTAGCAGACGCCGTTGTGGATAATCTGCCCTTGAATGTCGCTGCAACCGACAGTGTCGCTAAGCTGGTCGAGACGGAACAGGGCGCCGCCGCCCGCATCACCGAACGTCATCAGGCGAACAGCGTTCTGCTGCAAAAGGATGGAACGACCATTGCCAAGGTCGCCGCCGCCCGTAAACTTGCCGCCGTAGAGAATATCCTGCTGGTCAGCGCCTTTGCCGGACCAGTTCGTATGATCACCGAAGGCTGAAACACTCAGTCGGGATGTGTTGGACGCACCGTCCCCGAGTGCTACAACCTGGTTATTGGCAGCGAACAGCCAGTGAGCGTCGGGAGCTGCCGAGACAGCAGCCACCGTAGTAGTCGCAAACTCGTAGCTGTACATGCCGTCAGTGACATTCGAGGTCAGCAGGTACGCGCCAAACCTCGTCATAGCCTGCCCGTCGTTCTCAGGCACGGTGAGGCTCGTCAGGCCAGTGATAGCCGCCGGGGTAAGGTCCTCATCGAACGAATAGAGGGCCGTTGCGTTAGCCGCGAACAGCCAAGGCGAGCCGGTCGGATCAAGGCAAGCATACATCCCGCGCGGGTGCGTCGAGGGGATCGTGTGGCGCGTGTCCAGCGTTGGCCTTGGCCCATATCCGCCAGCCGTCATGAAGACGTTGCTCACCTCACTGGAAGCAAGCTCGCCAGCGTCGGGGCGGAAGGGGAGAAAGGAGGGCATTTAGATTTCGGTCGAGGCCAGTTGCCCCGTCCCCGTCTTGTCGGTGCTCGCCGCCCTCAAGACACCGTAGGCTTCACGCTCCGCTTCGCGCATCAGCGCAGCCATTGCGGGGTCTTGGTAGATATGGGCGTAGAGATAGGCTTTGGCCCGGCTGCGGATCAGTTCATAGGCCTCGGTGAACCACACATTGTCCGTCGTGCCATCGGCAGCCGGCTCGGCAGCCTTGATGTGTCCGTCAATGCGTACCGTGTACACGGCATCGGGGCAGCGATAAAAGCGCAGCGCGCGATTGATATAGGCGTAGCAGGTTGGCCTGCCCTCAGCAGGCGTGCTCTCCACGACTTCCTCAAGCGCAAGGTAGTCGATCAGTTTAACGCGATGCTGATTGGTGCCTTCGAGGATGAACACGCCGTCGATTGCGTAGAACTCCGTCGTAATGGCGCCGCTGGAGCCAAACGAATAGGTGTCAGTCCCGTCCACCGTTGGAAATGTGACGGAACGGCTTTCGTTGAAGAAGAACCGCTTGGGCTGGTAGAACTTGATGGCCGTAGAAATGGCCGCTGTCGCGCGCGTGGTATCAGCGGCGCTCGAACGTTCCATGTCGTCCAGAATTTCGGTGATCATCGCGCCGCGCGTCGTCATGCTTTGACCCTTTCGCGCTTGGCACGAGCCGCCTTCTTGCCGCGTCTGGGAGCGGGTGTGGCTGGCTTATCGGCGGGTTTGGGAAGAGTTTCGGGCGGCAGGGTGTAGCCCGCCGCCCATAGGTGGAAGTACGCCGGGTCCATCAAGTGTCCGAGAACGCCGGAGCGGTCGCCGAGAAGACCTGACCGTTGACGATCCAGTTGGTGCCGTCGCAGATCACGTGGATGCGCGTGCCGGCCCCGGGGACGTTTACGGTGAGGAAGTCGTTAGACGAACCGTTCGACCACACACCGGCATGGATTTCGTCAGCACCCGCGCCCGCGTCTGTATCGGCAAACGACACGCCGCCGATGAAGTAGTTCGTCGCGCTCGGGGACTTGATTACCCAGTTCTGAGCGTCGGCTGCCACGGCCTTGCTAATGAAGATGTACTCGAGCCCCGAGGCAGCAGTCGGGAGAGTCAGCGTACAGCTGGCCGTAAAGTCCGGCATGATGTGGATTTTGCCGCTATCAGCGGCGAGCACGTCGTAAGTCGCGGCGTCGGTGACGTTGACGAAGCGCGAGGCCGCAGCCGAACGGGCGTTGATCTCCGCAGCCGTTGCAGTGATGGCGGTGCCGCCCAGCGTGAGCGACTCCACCTTCATAACCATGTTCTGGTTTTCGGAGTTTGTTCCGGTAGCCATGTGAGTTCTCCTTGTGAAGGAGGCGGGCCGAAACCCGCCTCACATGCCTCAGCCGTCGTTGTTGGGGATGTAGAGCACGTACACCGTGCCAATGCCCGTCGTCGCGGCCGTGCCCGTCACATCGACCACGCACTGGATAGTGGTGTCAGATGCATACGGGCCGAGGTCGTTGGACGTGGCCAGCTCATCCCACACGATGTTGCCCACGGTGCCGAGGGCGAGATCGGTGGCGAAGCCGTCCGTGTCGTCGGAAGTGCCAATGTCGAGACGGTTGTTCGTCCCGGCATTGAACGCCTCGGACACGATCACCCCAGCGCCAACGACGATCGCGCCCGCCGGCAGAACGCCAACGGTAAGCGTCTCGGTCGCATTGGCCTTGGTGAACCCCTTGCGGAGGTAGCCGACCTGCTGCGTGGTATTGCGGCGGGCAGAGCTGCCCGCAGTTCCGGTTGCCATGTCAGCCTCCTTAGTGCGTGGTGGCGTAGGTGGAGATGGTCAGGCAGCCGTGGTCCTTGGAATTGAAGATCATTTTCTTCATCCCCAAGAGGCCCTGGACCGACACGCCGAGCTCACGGTCGTAGTCGAACTTCTTCTCCACCCACTTGTAGGGCGAGGACTTCGAGTACTGCGTGGACTGGGCAAAGCCGGCAGCCTGAGCCCCGAGAAGCACGGCACGGCGAACGGTGGTGATCTCGGCGGCAGTGGACGAGTTGACACCAGTGGTGACATCCTCGTTCTGACGCAGGACCATGCCGTTGTAGACGCCGAGCGCACCCGAGAAGATCGGGTTGTCCTGGACGTTGCCGCCGGACATCGCCGCCTTCTGGATATCGAGCCACTGGCCCGTCGAAGTCGACGTGCGCAGGTCCGTCACCTGGGTCGGATGCATGTACACGACGTACATGTCCTCGCCATTGACCTTGACCGGCCTGATCTTCGGGTTGGCGAGCAGAGCCGCTTCCTTGGCATAGTCGAGGAGTTGCAGGCTCATGGTGTTGGTCGAGCCCTGCGACTCGTCCGCCGAACCAGTCGCGAAGATTTTGCGACCAGACGACGGCGCCGTCACAGTGTTGAGGCCCTTATGGACCGTCGACAGCGACGTGCTGACACCGCGATAGGTGATCGAGCTGGCCGTGTAGCCGCAGACCTGGATGAAGAAGCTCAGCGACAGGCGCTCCGAGAACCAGTCGGCCAGGCCGGCTTTTGCTTCGTCGCGCAGATCGAACAGCACGCGCTGCTGATCAATGCTGTCTTCGCCGGCAACGCGGACCGCATGGGCCAACTCGCCGATCTTGAGCGCATCCGAGTAGGTCGTCAGCGACTCTTCGTTGCCTTCCAGCACCTGGGACTCGGTAACGCCCGTGCCGGTGAGCTTGGTGCGCAGACCGATCGTGACCTGATCGCCCTTCGCCTTCAGCTCCTTCTTTTCCTGGATGATCGAGTTCGGACCGATACCGATGAGCGGCGCGATTTCGAGGCCCTTCTTGACCTCGGTAGCCAGATCGCGCGCCCATGCCTTGACGGCCAAACTGTCACCAGTAGCGTACGTGGTGATTGCCATTTTGAATGGCTCCAATTTGATGTTGATGGGGGTTGCGCGCCTTTACCGTCCGCGCTGGACAAGCGGCTTTGAGGAGAGCCGAAACACCGTCATCCCGTGACGTGGGAGAGCCGAAGTGGAATTGCGGTCCACGACCGAGCTGGTTACGCCAGCAAGCCGAAGCGCTTTAAGTCCGCCGACAGTGGATCAGGACGCCTGCTTGAATGCGTACGACACTGACCCGTGTTTCTTCTTGTAGGCCTCAAACTCCTCATCGCTCATGTCGAGCAACTCCTGCGGAGTCGTAACGCCTGTGTTCACTACTGCACCGCCGCCCTTGCCGAGCGACAGAGAGGCGATCCTTGCCTCCTCGCGCTTGGCAATCTTCTCAGCTTCCGTTGCGCCAGTGTCATTTGCGGGCGCCGGTTCCGGTGCCTTTGCCTGCCATCCGCGAGCGGAGGCGAGACGCTTCAGGTAGTCGCCGACAGGGATGTTGTTCTCGGCGATGAAGAGGGCGTGCTGGCGCTCAGTTTGAGCTAGTTGCTCAAGCGCCTGCTGTTCGCTGTAACCCATCGCCAGCATTTCCATGCCGACCGACCTGCGCCATGCGTCGTGCGCATCCTTGACGCTCGGATCGGCCTGGATCGTCTGCTGCAACGTCGCGTTGACACTACTGAGCACTCGATTGACGGCAGTTTCCCGTTCCCGCTGCTCGGCCTCGGCTTTCTGCGCCTTGGTCATGCCGGCGATCTGCTCGCGCGTCCATTTCAGCGCGCCGAGCGGGTCGGTTTCGGGGTCCGGTATTTCCGGCTCGGACTCCTTGACGGCCGGTTGAGGCTGTTGCGCCTGCAAGAGCTGCGTCGTGCGATCCAGCAGCTTCTGATAGCTCTCCGCGAGCTTCTGTCGCTCGGCCTCTGCCGCCTTCCGGCGCTCATTGGCCTGGTGGAACTTGGCGTGCGGGACAAATTCCTGCTTTTTGCCGCTGGCATCGACCGTCGGCTCTTCATCGTCGCCTGACGGCTCTTCTGCCGGCTGGTCCTTCGGTGCCTCAGGGGCCTTCTCGGGCTCCTGCGGTACGTCAGCGGGCTTTTCTGACCGCATTTCCGCCTTGAGGGCGTCGAACGCGGCATCATCGAGGGAGTCTACATCAATTTCCGGCGTCGGGGCCGGGTTCTCGTCAGCCAAAATGGCCTCCAGTCAGACTAAGGGAGTCACCCGAGCGTGAAAGCGTCACGCGCGCTAGATCACGCAGCGGCGGGTTGCGGCGCTTCCGCCTGCATCTGCCGCTCGTGAGCAAATTGACGTGCCTGCTTGGCCTGGTCGCTGACCAATTCGGCCGCTGTAAACTGCCGCTGAAGGTCCGCCTCGATCGAGGCGCTGTTCTGATCGACCCCGGCACTGATCTGCGCCACCTCGATCTTGGTGAGCGCGTCCAGCAGAGCCTTCTTCCAGTCCGTTTCCTGCGTAGCCGCAATCTTGGCCCGGTCAGTTTCGACCTTGGCCTCAGCGGTCTTGGCAGCGATCTGCACCTTAGCCACCTCGGCAGGGTTGCCCTGCTGCTCAGGAATGCTCTGCGCGGCTTCCTTGATCTTCTCGATGACCGAGGACGGCAACGGCGCGTAGTCGACCAATGCCAACTGCACCTGAGGCGGCAACAGCGGGAGAATTTGTACCAAGCCCTGCCACACGGCCATCTTCTGGTCGGGCGAATTGGGCTGGTCGTCAACGATAATGTCGTACTTGGCGTCCGCCTGGAGCGCCAGGGGCACGTACTGCGCACCATCCTTGCCGACGATGCGAACCAAGCGCCCATCGGCCAGATAGTTCTGGATGATGTAGAGCATCAGCTTGCCGTGGTCGCGGCGATAGCGCTTCAGGTTGTCGAACAGCGGGGCAATGATGGTCATGCCCGCCTGCTTGCGCTGCATCTCGAGCGAGGCTGCCTGGTTCGCCTCTCGCATGCCGAGCAATTCCACCGACACGCCAGTCACGTCACGCACCGACTGAATGGCAAATTCCATCATGGCGAAGAAGCCGGCGGGCATTGGAGCCTGCTGCTTCTCCTGAATTTTCTTGTTGGTGAGAGCCCCGTCTTCAACCCAGCTGATCTTGGTCGGGTTGGACCAGTCTTTCTCAAACTTGCGCTGATCGTCGGTTGCAGATTTCTCCATCATCAAGCCGCCCTTGGCGTTGACGTTGAGGATCTGCATAATCTGGCTCATCGCCTTGTTGGCGAAGCGCTGCGGGTCCTTCATCAGGCGCATCATGCCGTAGAAGGTGCCGGTCTTGTGCTCCTTGTAGGCAGTCACGCACTGAAACGAGAAGTGCGTCTTGCACAGGGCGTTGCCGCTCTGGAGTATCTTGGCGCCGATAAAGACGTTCTTGACGACCAGCCGGGTCTTCTTGCTCGATACGACCGGCATGCCGATAGCCTCGGCGCGCTTCATCAGGTCCTTGTGCTGATCGGCGCTGACCTCAGTGCTCGGCCCGCCCATCTGGTTGGCGACGACGTAGTAGGGCTCGCGCACCTTGTACTGAAGGTGGACCAGCGTAACCATGTCCTGGTCGCGCTCGACGCTGGAGTCGCCACCATCTTGATAGCGGTCAGCCTGTTCCTGCGTCTCGTCGTCAGCCTCGCTCTCGTGGTCAGACTTCGCCCACTTCGCATCGAACTCCGTTACGTCCTTGCCCGGGAACATCTCCTTGACCCGCGCAATGGGGAGCTGGCGCACCCGCCAGATGCGCTCGGCATCGGCAAGGTTCTTGCGACGGCAGGCCTTGTCCCAATACATCTCAAGAGGATTGACGGCCTCCATCGTGGGGGCGCCTTCCTCGTCCTCTTCCATGTCCAGCGTGGTTTCGGTCCAGCCCATGCCGCACACGGCGGCATCTAGGAACGCATCAGAGTCCTCGTCGTCAGCATCGGCCTGGTCACGGAACCACTTCGCGCCCTCGGTCAGCAGCTCGTTAGCCTTGGCATCCCCAGGTTCGCGCGGGAAGTACTTCACTTCCTGCCGGTTGACGATCTCCATGCCCGAGATCGAGTTGATGATCGGATGCGTACGGTTGAACGTAATGATCGGTCGCAGCTGCTCCTTGAGGGCGGCCTTCTCGGCCTCCGTCCACTGCTCGCCGGCAAGGAACTCGAAGTCCTCCAAAGCGTCCTTGCGCCATTTGGCGGAGTGCTCGCGGTCGGCTTTGAACCACGCCTTGAACTGGCGAAGCTGGGGATCAGTCTCTTCGCTCATGCGGTCATCCAGCTCTGCTCGTTATCGGCGTCAACGCTGCCCCTGTAGGCATCGAGTGGCCGGCTCTTGAGCGGTGTGTCTCTGAAGCCAGCCGCGAAATAGCGGAAGGCATCCGCGCCGTGGCTCGTCCAGTCGTGCAGCGGTTGCGGGCGGTAGAGCTTGTTCTTTTCGTCATAGTCGCGGCGATACGATCTAAGCGCCGCAATCCCACGCTCGCATTTGGTTGCGTCGAACCAGCAACGATCGAAGATCATCCGAACGGCGTTCACGCCATCCAGCACCTGATGGACAGGGACCACAGTCGCTGCGATGCCCAACTCTCTCAGGGTTGCGATGCGGCTCTTGCCGCTGCCGAGCTCGTGGTGTTCTACGTCGTGGGGTAGGAGATGCTGGCTGTAGAGATAGCCCTTGTCGCGCAGCACCTTCGCGTAATGGTCGAGGCCCTGGTTGTTGGCCTCATAGTAGTCGATGACGTGGATTTCGCGCCCGACGATCTGGAAGAACCAGATAGCCG